AACATTAACGCCAAGCGCAAGCGGATTGCCGCTGGATCGGGTGAAACCATGCGCAAGCCGGGTTCTCCCGGCGCTCCTACTGCCAAAGCCTTCAAGCGTTCTGCGCTGACAGCAAAGTAAGCTATGTCTACATCCGGCACCGCTACGTTTAATCTCGATCTTGCAGAGATCGTGGACGAATGCTTCGAGCGGTGTGGCTCCGAGGCCAGATCGGGATACGACCTCCGTACTGCACGTAGATCGTTAAATTTGTTGCTGACGGACTGGGCAAACCGGGGGGTGAACCTGTGGACTGTGGAACAAGGACAACAAGTCCTTACCGCTGGCACAAACACGTACACGCTGCCCGCTGACACGGTAGACCTGATTGAGCATGTGATTCGCACGGGCGCAGGAAACGTCTCCACGCAGACTGACCTGACCATCACCCGCATCAGTGTTTCTACCTACTCGTCCATCCCAAACAAGCTCCAGTCTGCAAGGCCGATCCAAATTTGGATCAACCGCCAAGCCCCTGCTCCGCAGTTTACGGTGTGGCCTACGCCTGACAATTCTCAGACATACACGCTGGTGTATTGGCGTTTGCGCAGGATTCAAGATGCGGGCGCAGGAGGAACGTACACACAAGATATCCCGTTCCGTTTCCTGAACGCACTGGTGGCAGGGCTGGCTTACTACCTGTCCATGAAGATTCCTGGCGCTATGGAGCGGATGCAGGTATTGAAGGCTCAATATGATGAAGCCTGGGACCTTGCTTCAACCGAAGATAGGGATCGCAGTGCAGTACGTTTCGTCCCAAGACAGATGTCTATAGGATAAGCCATGCCGTACCGCAAGAAGCATTTTCTGGAGATGTCTGACCGAGAGCGTGAGGCTCGGCGTGCTGCGGACATGAACCGCAATGGGCGGGATGCTATTGATGGGTACTACCCTGAAGTTGGCATGTTGCTGCCGATTAGCAGAACTCCAAACATCATGCGTGCGGGCGGACCTGTTAGGATGGTGAAGCCTGACCGAGGAGTCAGTGAAGCCAAAGAAGCGGCCAACAAAATCAAGTACGACACTTTGCTGCGACAAATTGTGCAGGAAAAGCCCGAAGAAGAAAAAGAGTACAAGAAGGGTGGAGTTGTAAAAGTTCGTGGCAGTGGGTGTGAGAAGCGAGGCAAGACGCGGGGTAAGTTTGTATGAGCAACCGCTTTGCAAACGGCGCAAAGGCATTCGGCTACTGCGATGTCTGCGGGTTTCGTTTTGACCTCAAAAAGCTCAAGAATCTCGTAGTCAAAACCAAGCAAACACAGATCAAAGCGTGTCCCCAATGCTGGACCCCAGATCAACCTCAATTACAACTGGGTATGTACCCAGTCAGCGACCCCCAGGCCATCCGCGATCCCCGGCCAGACACGAACACTTGGTACTCGTCCGGCGTGACTGCTACGGGCTCGTTCGGCGGGGGTAGCAGGGTGATTGAGTGGGGCTGGGCACCGATAGGCGGGTCCAGTGGTTTTGATGCGCCCCTGACGCCAAATAGCTTGGTCGGGCAGGGATATGTTGGTACAGTTACCGTGTCCGTTTCCTAAGGAGCGATGATGGAAAAAGCAATGCGCAAAGTTGCCAAGCAAGAAGTTGGCAAGCACGTGAAAGCCATGCACAGCAAAGGCTTCAAGAAGGGCGGTCCCACCTCTGAGGACCGTATGCGCTTGGGCAAGAATCTGTCCCGCGCTGCCAACCAGAAGACGGGGTGAGCTATGAGCAAGATCACAAAACTGCCGCCTGCCAAGCAGGCATACCCGCAAGGCCCTGTCAATCCGCGTGACCTGTGCATGGTGGTGGGCAACATCTCCAAAGAGTCCGCTCCGGGGCCGAAGACCTCCGGGATCAAGCAGCGTGGATCTGGTGCCGCTACTCGCGGCTTCATGTCTCGTGGGCCGATGGCGTAATTTGGAAATTTTTGGCGGGAAGCCCAAAAAGTGAACTACACCGAGTTGAAGATCGCTGTTGAGGATTACACCGAGAACACGTTCTCGGCGACCGATTTCGCCACGATGACGGAGTTGGCTGAGCAGCGCATCTACAACTCGGTGCAGCTTCCTGCACTTCGCAAGAACGTCACAGGCACTTTGACGGCGGGCAATCAGTACCTCGCCGCCCCAGTTGATTTCCTGTCCGTCTTCAGCCTCGCGGTCATTGATGCTTTGGGTAACTACGAATACTTGTTGAACAAGGATGTCAACTTTATTCGCTCATCGTTCCCAAATCCTACAACGACCGGGACGCCCAAGTACTACGCTTTGTTTGGTCCTGATTCGTCGAACATCACGGACCTGACGCTCATTCTCGGCCCCACGCCGAACGCAGGGCTGACCGCAGAACTGCATTACTTCTACTACCCGCAGAGCATCGTGACTGCCGGTACGTCTTGGTTGGGCGACAACTTTAACTCCGTGCTTTTCAATGCGGTTATGGTTGAAGCGGCGAGGTTTATGAAGCAAGAAGCAGATATTGTGGCCGAGACGGACAAGCAGTACGTCCAGTCCCTGACGCTTCTGAAGAACCTGGGCGACGGCAAGAACCGTCAAGACGCATATCGTAGTGGGCAGGTCAGGACTCAGGTGATCTGACATGACAATTGTTCAGACACTTTGCTCTTCGTTTAAGCAGGAGTCATGGCAGGGCGTCCATGACTTGGACACCGACACGCTTAAGCTGGCCCTGTACACCAGCCTTGCTGATCTTGGTGCTGCAACGACTGTTTACACTACAACACAAGAAGTGGTTGGTACAGGTTACACGGCGGGCGGCATAGTGCTGACAAATGTCCAAGTGCTGCTCAGTGGCACGACCGCGTATGCAACTTTTGATAACCCGACATGGCCTGGGTCCAGTTTTGTTACCCGTGGTGGTTTGATTTACAACTTCTCCAAGTCTGATAAGGCAATAGCTGTCTTAGACTTCGGTGCTGACAAAACCGCTGGACCCAACTTCACGGTCCAGCTTCCGGTCGCAACCGCGACAACCGCGCTCCTTCGATTTAGCTAAGGACTGATCATGGCAAGTGAAAACGCAAAATCCCAAGACCTCGTTGCTTCTGCTTTGGCTTCCGTCAAAGAGTCCATCGATGGCGCAAAGGCTGGCGGTGTATACCGCATGGAATGCATTGGCCCGGACGGTAACGTCAAGTGGACCGCCGAGTGCCCCAATCTGGTGGTGAACGTCGGCTTGCAAGACATGAACGCCAAGTATTTCAGCGGCAGTTCCTACACCGCTACTTGGTTCATTGGCCTGTATGGCGCTGCTTCATCCAACAACCCCGCAGCGGGTGACACCGCCGCTTCGCACGCTGGCTGGACTGAAGTGGTGCCTTACAGCAATGCCACCCGTCCTACGGCAACTTTTGGAACCGCGACTACCGCTGACCCGTCTGTGATCAGCAACTCTGCCTCCCCTGCTGCGTTCTCCATTAATGCCACGCAGACGGTTGGTGGCGCATTCCTGATCAGCAACAGCACCAAGAGCGGAACTACTGGCATCTTGTTCTCGGCGTCTGACTTCCAGTCGCCTGGGGATCGCTCTGTTGCTTCTGGTGATACGTTGAACGTCACCTACACGTTCAACCTTGATGCTGTTTAAGGAGTAGTAAGTCATGGCGTACAAAAAAGGTGACACCCTCAAGGTCAAAGCGGTTATCCCAACTGGGCCTGTGCTGGCCTTGCGCATGAGCGAGGATGGCGACATCTCCTACTTGCTGGAGTGGGTGGATCTAGAGGGTGAAACCCAACAGCGTTGGTTCCGCGAAGAAGAGTTGGAGCCTGCGGGGGCTTAATGAATGTCGAATGGCGGATGGGGCTCAGGCTCCTGGGGTCAAGTTGCATGGGGGATGGGGCTCTATGATGGAGCCTCGTCTGAATCCGCAACTGCCTCTGATTCCGCTTCTGCAAGATTAGTTTCCCCCCGCGCTGTCTCTGAGACGGCCACAGCCGCTGATGCAACGTCAGCGGTTTTTGCAGTACCCGCGTCTGTTTCTGAGTCTGCCACCGCAGCAGACTCGGTTTCGGCTAGGGAAATACTATTCCCGACAATATCTGAGACAGCAAACGCATCTGATGCTGTCTCTGTAGCCGCCAGCACGTTCAGACCGTCTATTGCTGAGACGGCAAGGGCATCGGATACAGCGTCTTCAGCCTTAGTTGTTAGGCCGTCAGTCGCAGAAACGGCCACTGCAGCGGACACGGTCTCCGCCACCGAGACACTACGCCCAACAGTCTCTGAGACTGCAGCGGCAGCAGATGCAACGGTAGTCGCGTCCAGCACGTTTAGGCCTTCTGTATCAGAGACAGCTAGAGCCAGTGACTCCGTATCAGTCGCAGGCAGCACGTTTAGACCGACTCTGTCAGAGACAGCAACGGCGGCTGACTCTGTAACTGCCAGAGAAATACTAGTCCCAACGGTTGCCGAGACAAGCACCGCTTCGGACTCCGTATCGGTCGCCGCCAGCACATTCAGGCCAACGGTTTCTGAGTCTGCTACCGCAGCAGACACTACTTCATCGCGCACCGCCTTCGGTTCGTCGGTCTCAGAGACCACCACAGCGTCGGATGCTTCAACTGCAAGGCAGATATTCCAAGCCTACATAGGAACGTCTGGCTGGGGTTCTGGCGCTTGGGGCGGAGATCCTTGGGGAGGTTTGAACGACACAGCCGCGTCTATCTCTGACTCGGTTGTTGCTTCGCCTGTTGCCAACGGCGCTGTTTCTGAGACTGCCAGGGCGTCAGACTCGGTATCTGTTGCTGCCAGCACGTTTAGGCCAACAGCTTCTGAGACGGCATCAGCGTCTGAAACGGTTGTAGCTAGTGCGACATTCGTTACGTCAGTCAGCGAGACAGCCAACGCTTCTGACAGCATTAGTGCGGCACAGACAGCCAGAAGCACCGTATCAGAAACGGCAAACGCATCTGACTCCGTTGCTGCTGCGCAGGGCTTTACATCCGCAGTTTCAGAAACTGCCAGAGCCTCTGACAGTGTTAGCACAACGCAGACGTTTATTTCGTCTGTATCAGAGACGGCAAACGCTTCTGATTCCGTAGTTGCGCGTCAGACATTTGCCACGGCAGTTTCGGAAACGGCCAATGCGTCAGATGCAGTAGCGGCAGGGCAGTCATTCAGTACAAGTGCGTCCGAGACTGCGAGTGCTTCTGACTCAGTATCTGTAGCCGCCAGCACCTTCAACGCTTTTGTTGGAAGTTCTGGCTGGGGTTTTGGTGCTTGGGGTGAAGACCCGTGGGGCGGTTTAAACGACACCGCCGCAACTGCACTGGATGTAGTTTCTGCATCGCCTGCGTTTAATGCCAACGTATCTGAGTCTGCATCTGCCGCAGATGCTTTTGCGGTCGCCGCCAGCACGTTTAATGGGCTGGTTGCCGAAACTGCCACGGCAACAGACTCCGTAGCAGCCCGCCAAGTATTTGCAACGGCAGTAACAGAAACGGCCAATGCGGCGGATAGCGTTGTAGCTACCCAAGCGTTCGTAGCGGCTGTATCTGAGACGGCAACGGCGGCAGACCAAACGCAGGCGTCTCAAGCGTTTACATCGGCTGTTTCTGAAACGGCTAGGGCATCTGATACCGTTTCAGCGGCCCAGGCACCTACCTCAACAACTTCTGAAACCGCAACCGCATCTGACGCGGTTTCAACACAACAAGTCTTTGCCACAGCGGTCACAGAGAGTGCCACGGCTGCTGATAGCACATCAGCAGCACAGACTTTTGTAACCAGCGTAGCTGAAACAACCACAGCGGCTGACTCCGTATCTGTTGCCGCAAGTACCTTCAATGCCTACATTGGCACTCAAGGTTGGGGTTCCGGAGCCTGGGGCGAAGACCCGTGGGGTGGTCTAAACGACACTGCAGCTAGTGCTTCTGATGTCGTTGCTGCAGATCTAGCATTTGGCTCTGCAGTTTCTGAGGCAGCACAAGCCTCTGATGCCTTCGCTGTCGCGGCCAGCACGTTTAACCCAGCCGCAAACGAAACCGCTGCCGTCTTTGATGCTGCGTCTGCACAGCAAGTTTTTGCCACGGCAGTTTCTGAGAGTGCACAGGCGTCCGATGCTGTTGCGTCAGGGCTTCTCTCATCGGCCAGCGTCTCGGAGACAGCGCAAGCCAGCGATGTCGTTTCTGCTGGCAGCGTATTCAATGTAAGCGTCAGTGAAGGTGTAACTGCTGCCGACGCAGTCACGACCACGACCATCACGCCCGCCAGCGTGAGTGAGACTGCACGAGCCGCAGACGCAGTAAACACCAGGGCTGACTGGCAAGTCAGCGTGAGCGAAGCCGCTCAGGCGATGGCGTTGTTTGAGGCGGGCAGGCTATTCCTTGCCTCGCTGCTGGAACAGTGTGGGGCGTTTGATTCAATCGTTGCCCAGAACCGCTGGCAGACCATTGACGACACGCAGAACCCTAACTGGCAAGTTGTCCCAGACGGACAGATTCCTGGGTGGCAGCACATCCAAGACTCGCAGACGCCTGGGTGGCAGCACATCAACGATACCCAGAGCCCTGCATGGCAATGCGCCACGACCGCTCAAACCCCAGCTTGGGTCTTGGTAACCGACACACAAGCGCCTGGGTGGCAGTGTGTCACCACCGCGCCATCCCAGCCGTGGCAGAATGTAGCAACTGCACAAGCGCCGGTATGGCAACCTACGCCCCCCGCCCCCCTTGACGGCTGGCAGAATGTAGACGATGATCAGTCTGCCGGGTGGCAAGATGTGGAGAGCCCTGAGTCAGCCGAGTGGGCTGATATTGATACGGGCTAAGTTTTTGACCTTCTGAGGTAACCTATGCCATCAACCTTTACGTCCAGTCTGCGACTGACCCTCCCTGCAACCGGCGAAAACGCCGGAACCTGGGGCAATCTGGTCAACACGGGCATCACGACCCTGATCGATACGTCGATTGCGGGGACGGCAAGCATCACCGTCGCTGGCACTGACTACACGCTCACCAACAACAACGGCACGACAGACGAAGCTCGGGCCATGGTTATCAACGCCACCGGCACTCCGGGGGCTGCAAGAAACGTCATCTGCCCTGCTGCGAGCAAGATGTATGTCTTCCGCAATAACACCACGGGCGGCTTTGCGATGACGCTCAAGACCTCAGGGGGGTCGGGGATTGCCGTCCCTGCGGGGCAAAGTCGCCTGTTGTACTGTGATGGCACCAACGTAGTTGAAGCGGTCAACGCCTTCAGTTCGCTGACGCTGGGCACAGCGCTTGGAGCCGTATCAGGCGGTACGGGCCTGACATCATCGGGAGCCAACGGGAACGTCCTAACCAGCAACGGCACAACGTGGACTTCTGCTGCGCTGCCTGCTGGTGGCCTGACCTACATTTTCACAACCACCGCTGTCACGGCGACCGACAAGCAGGGTGTTCTGACCAGCACTGCGGGTGGTTCGTTTACGGTCACTTTGCCCGCCACGCCAGCCACTGGCGCTCAGGTTGTGGTTGCTGATGCAGGTGCGTCATGGGGCACCAACAATTTGACGGTTGGCCGGAACGGATCGACTATCGGCGGACTTGCCCAGGATCTTGTGTGTGACATTACCGGGGTCAGTGTCCAGTTTGTTTACGACGGTACGACTTGGGAGGTTTATGCCCAGATTGGCGGGAACGGCGGTAATGCTGCAACTCAACCGGGTAACAACGCCTTCACTGGTGCAAACACCTTCTACAACGCCACGGGCCAGACATTCGGCACGGCGACATCAACCCAAGACGGCATCATCCTCGCAGGCCGTGCAGGTGGATCTTCTTCTTTCCGTGCAACCCTGCAGCCCACAACGCTGACGGCAAGCAGGACTTTGACGCTGCCTGACGCAACCAGCACGGTTGCGGTTCTGGGCCTTGCTCAGACCTTTACGGCTACTCAGACCTTCAGTGGCTCCAGCAGCGTGCTGGGAATGGTGCTCAACGATGCAGCAGAAGTCGCCACCATCAGCGCCACAGCAGCTACAGGCACGATCAACTACGACATCACCACGCAGTCAGTCCTGTATTACACCACGAACGCCTCGGCCAACTTTACGGTCAACCTGAGAGCCTCTTCAGGAACTACGCTGAACACGGCGTTGGCTACAGGCCAATCGGTCACGGTGGTGTTTTTGGTTACAAACGGCGGAACGGCGTACTACAACAACGTAGTGCAGGTTGACGGAACTACGTCAGGAGTTACTACCAGATGGCAGGGCGGTACAGCGCCTACAGCGGGTAATGCTTCGAGCGTGGACATTTACTCTTACACGGTAGTAAAAACCGCTGCTTCAACGTACAGCGTGTTTGCTTCCCAGACGAGGTTTGCATAATGCCGATGCTTGGCACAAGAGGCGCGGCCTCTGCTCGGGGGTTTGGGGCATTCGCCTCGCTTGGTTCTCGGTATTGGATGGGAACCTTGGGGAGCACCGGAAGCGGCGATTTAGGATACGCAGTTGCTTTTGATTCACTAGGTTCTGTGTATCTCGCGGGCTTATCCAGTGGCGGGGGCCTTCAATTAGTTAAATACAGTTCAACCGGCCTTATCCAGTGGCAAAGGAAACTTGGCGGGATAAGCAGCAATGATCTTGCATATGGCGTTGTAATTGACTCTTCTGATAATGTTTACATAGTTGGCACGCATTTTATAACATCTACTTATGATATTGTTTTGGCTAAATATAATTCAAGCGGCACTATTCAATGGCAAAGGAGATTGACAGGAGGGGGAGGCGGCCAAGGTGACGCTGGTTATGCCATAGCCGTCGATTCTTCCAGTAATGTTTATGTTTGCGGAGAATCTAACGACTCAGGTTCTCCTGACATACAAATTGCTAAATATAATTCAAGCGGCACCATTCAATGGCAGAGGCGTCTGGACAGTTTTGCGTATTCAATTAATGGTGACGACAGAGGCTATGGAATAGCCGTTGATACATCTGGTAATGTTTATATTGGAGGTATTGCATCAAACGCTGTGTCAACTTTTGACGGGTTTATTACAAAATACAATTCTACCGGAACCATACAGTGGCAAAGAACACTAAATGTAACCAGTCAAAATACATACGTTTATGCAATAGCGGTAGATTCGTCTGGTAATCCTTACATTACAGGCCAGTGGCGTGATGCAGGAACTAACGAATTATTTGTAATTAAATATAATACAAGCGGAACACTTCAGTGGCAGAGAAGTTTAGGCGGTTCTGGCACTGGAGATGAGGAGGGTAAAGGTATCGCAGTAGACTCTTCCAGTAATGTTTATGTTTGCGGATTTTCTGCTGCTGCTACCGTTGATTTTCAAATAGCAAAATACGACACAAGTGGCACCATTCAATGGCAACGTAGTTTAAGCAGTAACAAGTCTGATTTTGGTGAAAATATAGCTGTAGATTCCTCTAATAATATGTACATCATAGGCAGTTCTAACGCAAGCACAAGTAGCTATGATTTTTTGTTCTCCAAACTACCAGACGATGGCTCAAAAACAGGAACTTATACTGTGGGTGGGTATTCTTTTACTTACGCCTCAACAAGTTTAACTGATGCCGCCGCAACACTTACTTCTTCGGCTTCTTCTTTGACGGACTCCGCATCAACTTTGACGGACGCTGCATCGTCATTGACTGATGCAGCAACAACCCTTACTTCTTCCATTACAGCAATACCATGAGCACCTACATCAAACTATCCACCCAAGAGTATCCCCGTCATATCGGGGATATTGAACTTGACCCTGCAGGCATGGCGGACTACGCCATCGTGGAGTGGGTTGATCCTCCGGCGTTTGACCCGCAAACGCAGCGCCGCGCTCAACAAGCGCCTCAACAACAGGGCGACAAGTGGGTCATGGTGTGGGAAGTGACGCAGATTCCTTTTGCAGAGATGGCGGCAAAGGTACGCACAAACCGCAACCAGAAGCTCAAGGACTCCGATTGGACTCAGTTGATTGACGCCCCGGTGGACAAAGCCGCATGGGCGGTGTACCGCCAAGCACTGCGAGACATCACTACGCAGCCTGGATTCCCTTGGGAAGTTCAGTGGCCCGCACAGCCGGAGTAACACATGGCAAACCTTTCCAACATCATCACGCCGACCAATGTTCTGACGGCGACCAGCACCAACACGGTCACCAACAAGACGATCAGCGGTGCAAGTAATACCATCACGAATATCCCGTTAAGCACAGGCGTGACGGGTACGTTGCCGGTAGCTAACGGTGGGACAGGCGCGGCAACTCTTACCGCAAACAATGTATTGCTGGGCAATGGCACTTCAGCGCTTCAGGCGGTGGCTCCGGGTACAAACGGCAATGTGCTGACCAGCAATGGAACCACATGGACAAGTACTGCGGGTCCGGTGGCTGGGCTTACGTTGCTTCAGACCGTTACTGCATCTAGTAGCGCCACCGTTGATTTAGAAACCGGGATCGGATCTACATATGATAACTATTTGATAGTTTTTACCGGTATTGCACCTTCAGACGATAGTGTTATTTTGTATGCACGATTAAAAATTAATGGTACGTATCAATCAAGTGATTACTCAACCGTTAATATTTACGGGAGTACCGATTCCGGTACTATATCCAAAAATAGCGAAAGCACCGGTTTTACCGTAGCCAGATATAATGTTGGAAATGCAAGTGGGAGAACTGTGCAGGGCCAACTTTGGTTTGGTTCTCCGACAAGCACGTCAATTTATAAATCAGCAAACTGGGCTTCAACAGCATTCAACCCAACGTCGTATGGAACAAATGTAGCCTCCTACAATACAGGAGGCGGTTTATATAACGGCGGCGCACAAGCTCTGACCGGTGTCAGATTCTTCTTTGGGGCAGGTAACATTGCGTCTGGCGTATTTAGACTTTACGGCATCAGAAATAGTTAAGGAGTGATCATGGGACGACATCACATGACGGCTGAAGGGGCGATTCCCTTCACCCCGGAAGAAGAAGCCGAGTGGGACGCTCAAGAGGCTGCGTGGGTGGCTGAAGCTAAAAATCGCCACAACGCTGAGATGAAACAGAAGCGCGAAGCCGCGTACAAGGCTGAAGCTGACCCGTTGTTCTTTAAGGCGCAGCGCGGTGAAGTCACTGCGCAGGGGTGGGAAGCCAAGGTGGCCGAGATCAAAGCCCGCTTCCCTTACCAGGAGTGAAGACACGATCACCACCAAGGGTTAAAAAATGACCTGGGCAGATACCCTCAAAGCCGTCATACCCATCGTGGTGGCTTGTATCGCATGGCTGCTGGGGCAGGTGAACTCTTTCTCTGAGCGGCTGACCAAGATCGAAGGCTCTATGCCTGCGCTCATCACGGCCCAAGGTACACCGACTGACAGTCCTCTGTCTGCTGAGAAGCGTGCCATCCTCAAAGAGCAACTGATGACGCACATCAATGAGCTTCAGGTTAAGGTCCGACTGCTTGAAGAGCGCGAACGTATCAAAGGGGCTAAGTGATGTTTGAGTCGCTAATCGGTGGTTTGTTCGGCGGTATCCTGCGCCTCGCTCCAGAGGTGTTCAAGCTCTTTGACAAGAAGAATGAACGGGCGCATGAGCTTCGCATGGTGGAAGCTGAGATGGAGTTTGCTAAGATCCGTGGCGAGATCGCTATGCGGCAGGTTGAAGCGCAGATGACGATGGCCGAGATGGACACGATGGCCCAGGCGTTCAAGGAGCAGTCCGAGACCGCCAAGAATGCCGGATGGTTTGTTTCTGCAATCTCAGCGCTGGTGCGCCCGATGGTCACCTACGCCTTCCTGGCGCTGTACGCCTCTGTGAAGATTGCTGCCTTCCTGATCGCCATAGACCAGAACGGTAACTGGAAAGAGGTCTTGGTCACGATGTGGGGTGCAGACGATCTTGCCGTCTTCAACATGATCATCTCCTTCTGGTTTGTCGGACGGGTGTATGAGCGGTCCAGCAAGTGAGGCTGTAAATATTGCTGCTGCTCTGTGTCGGCCTTTTGAAGGGCTGCGGCTGAAGCCTTACATCTGCCCAGCGGGCTACCCCACGATTGGCTATGGAACCGTTTTCAAGCCAGACGGCACCAAGGTGACGATGGAGCACCCCGAGATCACCAAAGAGATTGCAGACGAGTGGTTGCTGTCTGAGTTACAAACAAACTATATGGCGGGGGTTTTGAAGGCTTCGCCGGGCTTGCTTGCGTTTCCGAAAGCCCTTGGGGCGATGGCCGACTTTGCTTACAATCTTGGCGTAGCCCGGTATCGCGGCAGCACCCTGCGGCGTAAGATTGACGAGCAGGACTGGGAAGGTGCCAAGGAGCAGTTGGCCCTGTGGGTGCGCGGTGGCGGTCGGGTACTGCCCGGTCTGGTCAAGCGTAGAGCCGCTGAGTCGGCGCTGCTGGGGTAAACATGCCACTCAAGAAATTTGTAGCCAAGTCTGGTGTAAACAGAGAAAACACCCGCTACTTCAATGAGGGCGGCTGGTACTCCTGCGACAAGGTCCGCTTCCGTCAAGGCAGCCCAGAGAAGATTGGTGGCTGGCAACAGGTCACCAATGAGCAGTTCCTGGGTGTGTGCCGCTCTTTGTGGGCGTGGGCAGCCTTGTCAGGCGTGGCTTATGTAGGGCTTGGTACAAACCTGAAGTACTACATCGCGCTGTCTGGTGGGGGCACGTACAACGATGTCACGCCCATCCGAAGCACAGCAACACTGAACAATCCGTTTACAGGTGACGGCACCATCACGGTCACTGTGACTGATGTAGCTCATGGCTGCATCACGGGTGATTTCGTGACTTTTAGTGGCGCGACAGGCACTTACGACACCATTTTTAATGCAGAGTTTCAAGTCACGGTTCTGACCGCCGACACATACACCATCACAACCGGCTCCAACATTGCTGCTGGCTCTTATGGTGGCGCTACTGTCCTGGCAAGTTACCAAGTAAATGTTGGTGATGTTTTGCAAACAGCAGTGACTGGCTGGGGTGCCGGAGGATGGGGCCTTGGGACTTGGGGCAACGGCCTTGCAAGCACATCGTCTATCCGTGTTTGGAACAATGACAGCTTTGGCGAAGACTTGATCTTTGGGCCTAAGGATGGTCCGCTGTATTACTGGGACCAGACGGCAGGTTTAAGCACTCGGGGAGTGGCTCTGACATCGTTGGCTGGTGCCTCTGATGTACCTACGGTGCAGCACTTGGTTGTGGTGTCCGACACATCACGTTTTGTCTTGGCGTTTGGCTGTAATGACTACGGCTCTGCCACGCAAGACACGATG